CCTGCTTCCTGTACCATCCTGTATAACAAGAATAGAAATAAATTGTCCTGCTGTTGGATTTGAAGGTGCATCAAAAGTTACGTTAGCTGTTACTACTACTTTAGCAACTGGAGATACTCTAACATCCCAATCTTGTGTTGCATCAAATGATAATGTTGCTTCTACTAGAACTATACCTCCTGATACTTTTGTTAAATTATTTGCATCAGCCGATAATACTTTAGAAGCTGCACTTGTACCAAGTGTTGCAAGATCAGAAAGATTTAATTCTGCTGCTGTTGCTGTAACAGCTGTACCTGCATATGCAAATTTACCAGCTGTAGAAACATTAAATGTTGCGTTATCTTCTATTCTTGCAACTTCAGTTCCATCTCTTTGTTGAAATATAATATCTTTAGCATCAACAATTGGTTTAATAATTACATCACTTGATGAGTTAGTAACTGATAAAACGTGTGTTCCACCAGATTTAAATTGAAAATCATTTCCACCTGCATCTAATATAATATCTGCCGCTGCATCTACTGTTAAATTATTTGCACTTATAACTAAATCTGTACCATCGCCTGAAATAGTTTCTGAAGCCCCACCAAACTGTATGAAAGAATCGTCTGCTAAAAAAATATCGTGAGCAAAAGTAAGATCACCATCACTATCTCCAGAAATCCAAGTTGTAGTGTTTGAGCCATCATTACCAGCAATTATTAATTGTCTTGCTCCAGTTGCTGAACTTGGATCTACTGCTGAACCTATAATTACATTTCCCGAACCAGAAGTAATATTATCTCCAGCATTTTCTCCAATACAAAGATTTCTAGCACCAGTAATTAATTTTCCAGCACTTTCTCCAATAGCAATATTATTATTTCCAGGATCGGCAGAGCCTAAAGCACCAGAACCAATACCAATACAACCTTGCATATTTGTAGCTTGTACACCAGCATCAGAACCAATAAATGTATTATTACCACCAGTAGTTAAAGATTGACCAGCAAAAGCTCCTATAACAGTATTTGAATCTCCAGAAGTAATTGCCGTCATTGAACTTAAACCAACCGCAGTATTTTTTTCTGCTGCATTTAAAGTTCCAGTTGTTGCATGACCAACTATTAAAGAGTTTGTAAAATTAGTTCCAGCAAGTTTTCCAATTAGTGCAAGATTAGTAGCTGTTTTACCATCTAATAAATTTAGTTCTGTTGCAGTAGAGGTTACTGCTACATTTTCATTTATTTTAGGACTTGTTAAAGTTTTGTTTGTTAAAGTATCTGTTGATACAAGAGATACTAAAGTTGAATCAGCACCTTCAGGTAGTAACATAATGTTTGTTGCACTAGCTGAATGAGGTTGCGCTCTAATTATTTGACCATGTGAATTTGATTCACAATTAAATTGAATAGTGCCTGAAGTAGTATTACCTCTAACAGTTACATGACCCGTGCCTTTTGCTAGTATATCTAAATCAATATTAGAATCCCCACCTGTTGCTGATAATCTTGGACCATTACCAGATGCAGCATTTGTAATATCAAATTGATTTACTGCTGAACCTGTTGTTTGAAATATAATTTGTTCATTACCACTTTCATCTGCAATAAAGTGTGCATCATCTATTAAAATATTTTGAGAATTAGTATCTAAATTACCACCTAGTTGAGGTGAAGTATCTTCTATAATATCTGATATTGCTGATGATGTAGCAAGGCCTGCTACAAGAACTGATCTTGCAATTTTTTTAAGTCCACCGCCAGAAGCATCCACTGCTAATAAAGTATCTCCACTAGCTACTGTAGATATTGCTGATAAATCTGTAACTGCTACTGAATTAAAATTTGTACCATCTGCAATTAATAAATTACCTGCAGTGTTTGTACCCATAGTAATATCATCACCACTAACTGTAAGATCTCCAGCAATTGTAACATCTGCACCACTAAATGTTAATGCAGTTGTTGTTCCTGATTTAACAATTAAATTTCCTGAAGTGTTAGTTAATGATCCGTAAGTAGTACCAGCGTCTTTTAAAAATACATCAGCACCGTTAGCGTCTAATATAATATCGCCTTCAACATCTAAAGTAAAATCACCAGCGTCAGATATGGTACTTCCGTTTATTGTAATATCATCAACTGTTAAAGTTGTTAAAGTTCCTAATGATGTAATGTTTGATTGCGCTGCAGTAGTTACTGTTGCTGCTGTACCAGAAGCGTTTCCTGTTACATTACCTGTAAGTGGTCCAGCAAAAGCGTCTGCAGTTACTGTTCCATCAAAAAATGCATCTTTAAATTCTAAACTAGATGTACCTAAATCTATATCATTATTTGTAACTGGAGAAAGTGCACCATCTTTAATTGTTAATTGATCTGTACCTGCAATCCTTATATCTATTTGGTCATCTGTATCTGCTGTAAGACTTGTATCACCATCAGCATCTAATACTAATTCTTTACCATCTAAATCAGTTCCACCACTAAAACCTGCATCAACAATATTAGTTCCGTCTGAGTAAAATAATTTTGTAGTTTTTTCTGATACACCAAAAGTAATACCTGATCCTGATGCAGTTTTAAACTGTACTGTATGTGCACCTGAAGTGCCATTAGTTACAATGTATATTTTTTCTACTGAATCTGGAACAGTTACAATTTGATTTCCAGATATTGTTCCTGTTAATTTTATAACAGCATTTTGTGCTGTTGATGTAGCTGCTCCATCAGTAATACTTAAAGCTGTAGTAGCAGCTCCTCCAGCAATTGATTGTTCTACATAACCTGAAATCGCTGTATTAACGATATCTAAATTGGTATTAGTTTTATCTCCCCATGTACCAGCGTTCTCGCCAGTTGCCATTTTTTCTATACCAAGTGTAGTAAATGATGATGCCATATTTTAATTCCTATTGTTTTACTGATTCTACTCCTATTCGAACAGTTCCATCAGTGTAGTCGTCTCTTCTTCTTCTGCCTATTTGTTCTCCGTTAAATTTTTGAACTTCTTCTTTGTATTTTGCTTCGTACAATTGTAACATATCCATTGGCCCTTTTAAATAGCCATATGCTTCTACTAAGGCAGCATATAATAGACCATTTGGAAAGTTTAAACTAATAAAATTTGTCTCGTTGCTAGAAGCTTCTAGTTTAGAAGGTATAGCATTATAATGAATTTTATATACATATGTAGCATTTGGTATTGGAGACAATAATATTGCTCCTGAAGTTGTGTTTGTATTACCTGTTGCTCCACCTTTCATAGCGTAGTATTTAGGTCTTCCTGTGGCACGTGCGCCATTAAATTCATCTAAAAATGCCACATCTTTTTTCTCTAAAAATATTGGATTATTAAAAGCTGATGTAGAATCAGCAACTTCAACTGCTCTTACAAACAAAGCTCCCGCTGGTACATTTGCATGTTCTTGATTAGCTACTAAATTATCTTGAGTTATTTTTCTATACGCATCACTAGGCACATCTCTAAACATTCTATATTCTGCATTTAATACAATATTTTCTATAACAGCATCAGTTAGCACGGTGCTATTTACTTCTGTGTAACTTCTAATATTTGTTCTTAAATCTGAGTAACTAATTCCTGCCATATTATGCTGTCAATGTTGCTGGACCAGCCGAACAACTATTGCCTCCTCCTGATATATCACCTGTTGTAGCAGTATCTGTGTCTACAGTAAAGTGATAGAAATTTTCTGTGTTTGTAATATTTCCACTTGAATCTCTTTGGCCAACTGTAATAGAGTATCCTGCAGCTTTGGCTAAATTAGATCCTGTAATTCCGTCAAATCCTATTGGGTTTTCAAAACCATCTGGATCAGATGTTGTGTGAATAGGACCTCTAAATCTTACTGTGTCTCCAGTAGATCTACCGTGTCCTTTTTCTGATACATTTATAATTCCAGAACTTGCAGATATAGTTTTAAAAGCATTTGGTATAAGAAGTATTAAAACTTGATTTTCTGTTCTAGCAGGTCTTGCATTAACTAATCCTTGTTCATCTCCATGAAAAGCACTTATCTCTAATTGAGGATGTTTGTCTTCATACTCAGATATATGCACTACAGAACCATTCCATTCTGTAACCATTTCATTATATGGAAACTGCATTCCTGATCTATCTGATATTGCTTTTGAAAATTTTCCTGTAGCCATTATGTTCCTGGGTAAAATACTTTTGGTGTTATGTGAACACTAGTAGAAGAACCATCTTCTGATAATGCTCTAGCTAATTCATCTTCATATAATAATTTCATTTGTTGAACTAACTGTGGGTTAAATTTTTGTGATAAGTAAAAAGCTAGACCAGATACCATACATGGTACAAATCTAAATGGGACGTCAGTTGCATCTGTATAAGTTGTATCTGCGTCTTGTATTCTTTTTACAAAATAAATATGAGCAGCTTTTGCTGCATTACTAGAATCAGCTGTTGGATAAACTGTTACAATTGTTTTCTCTACAAATCTTTGAACAAAATATTTAGAAGGTGTTCCTTTAGATAGTTTATTTGATAAAGCAGAATAAGTTGATCTGTCTATTTTTGTAAGTGCAGAATCTGCTTGATCTACTGCAGTTCTATCTGTTCTTAAAGTTGCTTCAAGAATATCTGCAACACCATAAGTATCTGCAGGATTTGTAACTGCGCTTGTTCCATCTCCAGTAGATCTAAAAAGGATATATTCTGCTTGACCTTCAACTAAATTAATATCAGCTTCTCCTACTTCCCAATAGTGCAAACCTCTATTGCCCCATTCTTGAAACATTATGTTTAAAGAACGTCTTGCTGTTTTTAATTGATATCCAGAGCTTACTTGTGAACCAATACGTTCGTATGCTTCTGCAATTATCTCATCAACTGCGAACGTCTTGTCGAAAGTAACTGTGCCTGAAGTTGTATTGGCCATATGTTACCCTCCTATGAATATTCTTTAATAAATTCAGCTATGATTGTGTACATGTTGCCATCATCTGCGGCACCTGGAACTACAAAATTAATATCACCATTTGTGTTAGCATCTCTACTTGCTGGACAACCACCAAATTCTCTAAAGTCCCAATATCCTGTTCCTGTAAAACCAAGTAAAGGTCTATCACCATCTGAATCTTCAAAATCTAAACGAGCAAATGAATCTCCACCGTCTCCGCCTTGAGCTGAGAACCATACTCTTTGTAAAGTTCCTCTTGTTACAGCAGTACCATCTTCTCTTGCGGCCAATGCTGACACATCAAAAAATACAGTTGTTCCACCGTTTCCATC